ATGCCTACGGTTATCGCGAACGAAATCATTGGCGTTCAGCCTATGACTGGCCCAGTTGGTCAGATCCACACGCTGCGCGTTCGTTATGCTGACACTTTCGGTTCTCCAACCCCAGTAGCAGCTAACACAGAAGCACTTAGCCCATTCCAGATAGCAAGTTTCTACTCTGGTAACGGCAACAGCACTGCTCCAGCAGCTGCACCAGTTAGCGTCCTCGAAGGCGTTGCTGGTAAGCGCTTGAACATCCAGATCTTGAAAGAGGTCGTAGAAGCAAAGACCCGCAAGCTATCAGCTCGTTGGACCTTTGAAGCTGCACAGGATGCACAGGCACAGCAGGGCATTGACATCGAAGCGGAAATCATGGCTGCGCTTGCGCAGGAAATCACCGCTGAAATCGATCAGGAAATCTTGACCAGCCTTGGCGCATTGGCAGGCACTACGCTTACCTATGACCAGGCTGCAGTTTCTGGTACAGCAACATTCGTTGGTGATGAACACGCAGCACTTGCGATCCTCATCAACCGTGGTGCAAACCTGATCGCTGCTCGCACACGTCGTGGCGCAGGTAACTGGGTTGTTGTGAGCCCAACCGCTCTCACCATCCTACAATCTGCAACGACTTCTGCGTTCGCACGTACCACCGAAGGCACGTTCGAGGCTCCAACAAACACCAAGTTCGTTGGTACCCTCAACAACAGCATGCGCGTGTACGTCAACCAGTATGCAGCAGACGACACCAACGTTCTCGTTGGCTATAAGGGTCCAGGCGAAATTGATGCAGCAGCTTATTACTGCCCATACGTTCCGCTAACGTCTTCAGGCGTTATCATTGATCCGAATACCTTCGAGCCAGTTGTCAGCTTCATGTCACGTTATGGCTACCTAGAGCTTACCAATTCGGCAAGCAGCTTGGGTAACGCAGCTGACTACCTCGCTGGTATCGCGATCAACACAGCACACCTCAAGTTCCTCTAATAAATTTAGAGCAACAAGAAACAAAAAACCCGGGAGCAATCCCGGGTTTTCTGTTATGTAGGTACCGGACTGTTACCTTATAATATAACCATAAATATGTCACGTCAAGGAGCAAGAGTATGAGATACGAGTGGCATCTAGGTCCAGCAAATGTGTATAGCAAATCGGGTCTTACGGATATCGTAGGCAGCGTTGATTGGTATTGCACCGCGTATGCACCAGACGGGACTACATACAAATCTAGCGGTATAGTTGACGTTGGTCCGCCTAATCCGTCATCATTTGTACCATTTAGTGGTATTACCCAATCTACTGTACAAAGCTGGGTTTTTGCCAAAGTTAATCAAACCAACGTAGAAACTGCGTTGGCTACTCAGTATGCTAACGCAAGCAAGCCATCTGTTAAACAGTTTAATTTCTAGGAAATATAATGAGATTACGTGATATCTTAAATGAAGGCGGCAATATCTTTAAGGATGCAGGTGGCGAAATTACCACGGTTGCTATCAATCGAAACGATGTGATACCTACCATAAATTGGTTAGAGCGTATCACAAAATTGCCGATCCGTAACAATACAATTGGCAGCGTTGGCAAGAAAGAAACTAGCGGTGATCTTGATATAGCAGTTGATGCTGAATCTATCAGCAAAGAAGAATTGATAGATAGACTCAATAAATGGGTCAGCACGCAGCAAGGACAGCCCAAGGATTGGATACGCAAGAGCGGCATTTCGGTGCATCTAAAGACGCCTATAGCAGGCAATCCTAGCAACGGTTATGTGCAAACAGATTTCATGTTCTACAAAGATATACCGTTTGCTAAATGGATGGCGCATTACGATGCTAACACTAAATTTAAGAACGCTGACAAGATAATATTGATGAACAGCATAGCCAAGAGCCATGGACTCAAGCTTGGAGTTGAAGATGGATTGACAGTGCGTGACAGTGGCAAGTTTCTCACCAAAGATCCGCAGGAGATAGCACATTACCTACTTGGTCCGGCTGCTACTATGACAGATCTAGAATCAGTAGAGAAGATAATGCAAGCGTTACAAACTCAACCAGATAGAGAACAACGCATCGCAGATGCCAGAGATAACTTTGCAAGCAGAGGTTTGGATCTAGACAGTGCCCTTGAGGCCAGCAAATGAGACTTTGGCATCTAACCCCTGCATCGGCACTGTATGAAAGCCGAGGATTCGTAGCTAGGCGTCTCGGTGACGAATATGTTGACCCAACTGATAGAGATGATATAGCAACCTTCCAAGGGCTAACCCTACTGCCAGCTGATGAAAAACAATATAACACGCACGAAGAATTTGTTGATGCATATCAAGATTGGCACGAACAAGCTAGTGGTAAGATCTACGAATTAAATGATGTCAATCGAGGCATCAAATCAGCCTACATTGTTAACATGGAAACACCTCGAGGCATGGAGCATTATGTTCTGTTTACCAGAGATCTAGCCAAGTTAGAAGGTAAGTTGACTAACATCCCCCCGGGAGTCATACCAGGACACGGTGGCTATGTAATGAATAGAAAGATCAGCTTTAGTGAGCGCAGTGGATTGAAACCTGCAGAAGTGGTAACAGGCGCTAGAGCTGTGCAACCTTCGCAGGTTGCTGGACTATTAGATGTGGCTAGATCAACCGCTGGTGATCAAGCTGTTGATCAGATGCAAGAGTACCTTAGGGCTCTAGCATCTGGAAATGGTACCAATTATGTCATCAAGGATGGTGCAGCTGATGCTAATCTGCACAGCAAATATCTAGGCGAATGGGGTAGTCCCATAGCATTGATAACAGGACAATTTGAACCTGCAGATCAATTACCAGAAATTGAAGAAGTCATGAATGGTGGTAAGAGTCTTGCTGGTAGCAGCATAGAATACAATACCAGCACCAGCGAGACACTGTTTGACAGCATGGTAGTGACTAGCACAAGTGAGATACTGATCAGTACCAAGGCTAAAGTAGGCGGGGCTGCTGCAAGCGTAAAAGGTTTATACGATGCAATTACCAAGAACAGAGACAAGTTTCCTGCTGCGTTTTGGAATGATCCAAAAGTTAAAAAATTCACTGATGTGATCTCAACGATCATGGGATCAAAGTCGGTAGATGGATTGTTAGCAGTAGCTAAGATGGAAGACATTGTAGATGATGCCGAGATCAATGCCATAAAGTCCGGAATTAATTCTGGTAAAAGAGATTATGTACCTGATGAAAAGATATCAGACTACATGACTGGATATGCTGCTAACACGCATCATCCGCAATATGATCCAGCTAAGCATGCATTAGCAGCTGTTGCTAGACAAGTGGTTAACAAGCTAAATGCAGAAGATTACACAGACGTGATACGTGAGATATTGAATCACTCCAATGTTGTGCAGATGTATTTCAATACCAAAGTACGAGGTGCTGATCTCCTATGCCAAGGATATGATTTAGTTTGGCCTCCGCAGTTCAAAGGCACTATAGCATTCTACAGCGGCAAATTTTTCAGCGCTACAGAAATAAAAGGTAGATTAGGATTCAAGATTGGTCAGGGTGCTAGGATGACCGACGAACCAGATGCTAGTTTGACAACCAGGGTTGATCCTGCTATCGCACGTAAAGTGAGCAAAGCAGCTGAAAAGAAACAGCAGCAAGCAGTTGGTCGAATAGTCACGCCTGGTGAACGAGATGTTAGGGATACTAGCGTACCTGACACCATAGCGTTAGGTCGAGCTAAGAAGCAATAATTACAGCTTCAATGTCGTCGACCGTGCTGCGTATGGTATGGTTATCTAATATGTGCTGCTTGGCAGCTGGTAGATCATACAGTATAGGATCAAAGTTTTTCAGCAAGTTTATCAGCTGTCCGTCTGTCTGATAGGTCTGGCCAAACTTGTTTAACATAGCAGCGCCGGCTATCTGTCGAGATATCCATGGCGTCTCATTAAGCATGCTCTCTAGAATCACCAATCCAAATCCTTCTTGGTTGCTGTGCATTAGATAGCAGTCAGCTTCGGAGATTGCGCTTAACACTTCTGCTTTGTCATCTATCATCAGAGGCATCACGCAGTTGTTGGCATCTGGCATTAGATCCATGCGGTTATCGTAGCCCGTAGTGACCAAGACTGCATCTTCTAAGTTAGCTCTGGTAAACACATCTGCAAGTTCGCGCATCTTCTTGTTAGGCCAATACCCGCCGCAGCTGAGGAACATGCGCTTGTTTATACCATGTTTGGCCTTAAATCCTGGTTTACCAATGCTTTCATTAAGTTTGATTCCGTGCCTCACTCGTTTGGCTTTGTCGCTCTGTCCATGCTTGCGTATGTGATTAATATCGTCTGGCGTGCTCCAACCCAGATATGTGCATTCCTTGAGCGCAGTGACACAGATATCGCTGTTGCTGGGTAATATCAGCATGTAAAGTATGGGACTTGGTATGCGACTAGCATTAGTCAGTACAAAGTTCTGTAGACCCACATCGCCGCCGTGCACCACTATGAGATCCCAGGGCCAACCAAGTATTTGTGGATCACTAGTGACATGCACACCATTATGATCACCTTGATGTTCGCCAGCAAATACGGTTACTTCGTGCCCGCGGCTTAGTGCTTCTTCTGCCATTGCTTGTGTATAATACTCACTACCGCCAGGGAACGGTGCATATCTGTGTACTGCAAACAATAGTCTCATTTGTATACCTCTATCTTTTGTAGCGCAGTGTGTAACCATGGTTCGGGTCGTAGGTTTATCACGTCGCCTTCGAACTTGTCTCTAGGCCAGCTCCAGTTGGTATTCATAGCAAGATAATGTGCATAGTACAGATCAGTGCTCTGTCCAGCTGGTCCCGATATCTGATGCACTCGCCATTGATATTGCATGCAATGTTTAGGCACTAACATCCATTTATTGCCAATGCCTCGCTTGTTGTTGCTGTCCATGCAGCAGTAGTCTCTGAACCTGCGTGCAGAGAATGGTATTTCGTAGGCACCTTTGTTTTTGGGTACATCGTGTGGTTCAATCCATTTGCCTAGATAATACAGGCAATGCTGCTGACCTTGGTCCAGCTGCTCGCGTATCTGTTCGAGAGTGGGACCTTTGGTGACTATCAGTTCATCTATGTCATTGTTTAGGACCATGCTAGCATGGCTTAGATAGCGATACTTGGCATGTTCTAGCATGCAGTATTGTCCATAATCGCTGTCCCAGGGTGCATGATCGCTACCTTGCGGGCCATATGGATACGGCCAAGGTACGATCTTTAGTTTAAGATAATCTCTGCTGAGGCGATGGTCAAGCTCGCCTACAGTGTAGCTGCTGCTGCTATTGTCATATATTAGGAACCCATCTATACCATGCACACGGTAATGATAGTCCATCCACTGCTCAATCCATTCAATTGGATTGTCTCGTTGCAGAGTGACCATGACTTTATGCCCGTTGAAATAGCCATCGTTTACGTTCACCTTGATAGCTATTGGATCTGTATCTTTGCTCAGCATCACTATATGCGAATCCAGCTTGTGTGTTTGCACCACAGTGTAGCCAACTCGATCCAGTTCATAGAACTGATAGTTGAGCAGATTGTTATCGCTATCGCCAAATCCTGCATTATCTTTGAACCAGTCTTTGGCACCATATATAGGCGCTCCGATGAGTATGGTTTGGTTCTCGTTTAGTTGCACACAGTCATACCAGAGATTGTCCCAGTCAAAGTTATCATTGAACTTCATACCACCGCAGTAATCTATGCGTAGTTCTGACGGTCGCGCGGGTTCGCGCTTGATAGGCCATGTTGTTGGAAACTTCACTGTAGTTACAGGATCTATCATATTAGGCGCCTCAGATCTTCTATGTGCTGGTGATATCTAAGCTCATTGGTTATGTCGTGATACACGGGATTTGATCCAAGACTAAACTTTTCCATGTTACGATGGTTGAACAACTCATTGCCATTGCGATCACGTTGCACCATCACTGTGCCACCTCCCCATTTCTTGTATTGGTTAACAGCGCCTTTGTGGAATGGACCAAACGGCATGAAACCATAGGGTACCTTGGGGTCAGCTTGAAAATTGATGTACTGTAGCTGACCACCGTTGCGCAGATACCAATGCGACCATGCCATGCGGAAGGTTTCGGCATCACCGCCAAAGTGGTAGTATATCTCACAGTGGTCGGCATAGTGTTTGACCAAATTCATCTCAGCCCAGCACTGCGCCTTGTTGATCAACAGTTGGCCAGTCTCGAAAGGCTCTGCATCAGTTGGATTAACATTGAATATGCGCCACATAGGAGCGTTATCGTGATATCGATTGGCACGATCTGTGCTGAAAACATCGCGCCAAAACAAGCTGCCCTTGTCCTGATATTCTTGATCATCAAACAGGAACTCTGGATTACGTATGGGAAAGCTGTCAGCATCTAACCATAGATTCTCAGCAAAATTGCTTTCCCAGAGAGCATAAGGTTTGGTGCTCCATCCTGCCTTTGTGCCATATGGTGTTATGAAATCTTTGGCATCGCCCTGTATCTCTCGCACCGTGATCTGATCAGGTGCAGGACTGCGTAATATAGCAGCCTGTTCTGGCGTGATCTCATCCTTGCGATGAAATATCTCGATAGGCAGTGCGACTTCTTGCAAGATCAGCTCGCGCATTAACACATATCCGCTGGCAATCTCCTTGCCATACACGCTGGTTACTATGCTGCGGCCAGGATTGAAATGAGGCACACCCAAACGGTTAAGTGCAGTGTCAACGGCTTGATAAGCTTCCTGAAGATTAACCTGCATATCGTGCCTCTACTATTGGTTTCCAATCTGGAATGCGATCGTATTGATGCAATATGAAATGCTGTGCACCTTTGCTGGTGGTAGCATTCTCACCATCCCATGCGGGTTGTGGTTCAAGCAAGTGTGTTTTGAACGTAGCCATCTTAGCAGGATCGTATGACGTTCCCGCTTGGCAAGCCCAACCATCCTCGCTCATGCTAAATTTGGTGATGCTCTTATATGGTTCTAGACCCAGCAGCACGTTGTATGCTGCTTGATCTGGATTGTGAACTTTGGTAGCATGCTGGCTACCCACACTTAGCAAATAGATGTTTAGCCATAGATCTTTCATCACACTGGGCACGCCACATTGCACACCGCAGTTCCAGATAGGGTTAGTCTTCATCCGTTCGTAGACCCAGGGGAAGCTGTTCTGTAGATTCTCGTTACCCCAGGGTTCGTGCTGATATTGAAGGCTTTCGCAGCTGGCCAATATCTTGGCATCGCCCATGTTCACGTCCAACCATTCGCTGGGATTTCGCTGAAATACCACGTCTTTGACATCAGTGTGTATCACGTAGCGATAGTCTTCGGCCTTCATGAGATTTTCAAGGAAGCTGTGTAGATGCAGGAAGCGTTCTACTACTATGATCAGCTGTCCGTTATAGAACAGATTACCCGTGGTCGCATCTTGATTAAATCCCATGATCTTGAAACCCTTGTCATTGAGTTTCTGCACGGTGCTAAGCTGCGAATTATAAACCAGCATGGCCTTGTCGCCTTTGAACCCGCAGGCGTCTATGCTGTTGACCCAGTACTGGATCTTATCCCAGTTGTAGTCTGTAAATGAACCTATTATGAGATCTTTTGACATGCCTAATTGTGTGGTTGTACCACATCAATCGCAATTTATTCCAAGATACTTGTCAGCACCCATGTTGCACATCATGTGTACTATCTTCTGACCGTTTTTGCCGCGCATTATGCTGCTTAATTCTCTATCTGTCTTTTCTTCACCTTGTATCTTAGCAAGCAGCGGCATGTGTTGTTTGATTGTATCATAATCCTGCTTGGGCCATCTAGGTTTATCAAAATAACCCAGCGCTTTAAACCATCGCATGATCAGATGTGGATCATCAGTAAGCTTATCGTGTGTAGATGGTAACATTACTACTCGCTGATTACGGAGATCATCCAAACCTCCTGTATAATCATAGAGGGTACCATCTTTGTCTATGCTCATGCTGTTGATAGTGAGATCTCTGTCTTGGGCATCCTGCTCCCAGTCTTGACCTGTGACCGCTCTTACCTTGCCATCTTTCAGCTCTAGCTTATAGGCTATGCTGGTTACATCAATTTTGTTATTACCAAACACTGCTTTGATAGTTCCGTGAGCTATGCCCTTGTCGTCGTGTGGGATATCTTCTAGGTTAAAGATATAGATCAGCTCACTTGGATCAGCATCAGTTGCAAAATCTATATCTCTTGGAGGTTGTCCTCGCACAAAGTCTCGTACTGCACCGCCAACTACACGCGCATCAAATCCGTACTTGCGCAGAACATCTGCCACGCTGTGTACCTCAGGCGTGAAAACCTCTTCAAATTTCTTTTCATCTATGTTGAGGTTTGCGATCTTCTCTGTAAGCATCTGATATTTATAGAGCCAGACGCCAGTACCCTTGTGAGTAGCGAGCTAGCAAGTATTCTGACCAGTAAGACCCATCCCACTCTAAGAGCTTGCCAGTGAATAGATTGTTTAAGTATTGTTTACTACCTATGTTATTGCTGGCTTGGAAAGTAACCTGCCAAGTATTTCCATCAAATTTAACTATATCATTGGCTGATGCAGTTATGTTTCCCCATGCTTCGCTGGTTATGGCAGGTTTTTCTGTTAAGAGATAACTTTGTCCAAACATAGCGGGTGGCAATCCTGCATTGGGACCTTTTTCCAATGGATTCACAATAGCTGTTATAGGTTCAAGTGTTGCCGTGGGTAAGCTATCTGGTTCAACAGTCCAAATCAATAGATTCTGGTTAGTCGGATGCAAATCAATGTAGCCTGTTGCTTGATATGAAGTAGTTGGTGTAAACTGATCTATCGATGTCCATACAGACAGTTGGCTGGCATTTGATCCATAGGCAGAATATGGTTTGAGACTTCCATACGCTAGTATAGTTCTCCACCAAGCTATGTCTCCGCCCGGATAGACTGCTGCTAGTAATCCCATGGCATATAATGGACTGCCGGTGATGTTTTCAAAGACATTATCTCCGCCAGTGTTATTGATGAACATGATCTGGTTCTTGTTCTGCAGCTGTATGTTGTAACTGGTATTAATCATCAAAGATGCAGCATTATCTACGAATGTAGCTATGTTAGTTGTTGTGATAGGTATTACGATACCATTGAATGAAAAACTGGTACCCAATGTCAAGGTTGGATTTTCTTGCGAAAAAGTCACTGTAGCTTTGTTGCTAGGCTCCACAGGGTCGCCCGCAGTGTTCCTCACGCTCATAGTATATTGATTGTTACCTATCCAATCCAGAGTAACGCTGTAATCTCCGGGAGTGACTACTTGCCTGCTTAGGAATTCGTATTCAGTCCAATCAACTTGCTCGCTGCTGGCTTTATTGCCTTCTATCACACTGGTGATGATGCTTTCGATGATATTTTGTCTGTTGACCTGTGCTGGTGGATTGATCCAGATAGGAAACCTAAATACCATGGTCAGCACATCAATTGGATTATCCGTGCCTATTGGTATGGTCCTGCTGCTCCAGGTTATTTGATCCTGCATTTCGATCCAGCTCAACACCGTCCAATCTAACGGGTTGTTGCTGGTCTGTATCTCGATGGCAGGATTGTATAATACCATTATCTGTTCAACCAATTGTTCCTTGACGCTTTCGTTAGGACTCCATATGTCAACACTCATGCTTAATTCATAGGGCACTGGCATATATCGTGCAATGCTATAACGATTACCTGGCGTGTTGAGATAAGAATTTGTATCGTTGTCATATTGTCTTTCGTCAACCTGCACTGTGTCTATGATCTGAGGTCCCTGGCGACGATTAGGGGCCATGGCTAGATTGCTGATCCAGCAGGTGATGAACGGTGTAGTGAGCAATTTATTTTCACTGTTGCCTTTGACAACTGTGGCAGCAATGCGCGTTGGGTCACCATATCGGCAAGGACATCTCACTAGATTTGGCGTGCCATCTGGATTAGTTCCCACGCTATAGTAAAAGTTACTGAAAGCTCTGATGAACTGCAGGCGGTAATTTCGCAGTTGTCCTGAATACCAATATTCCATGTTATTTCCTTGCTGGTGATATTTATTGGTGGTTTATAAATATCTTAGAGGTATCTGACATGACAGCTAAACTCATCTTGCTTGACGACATATACGATATGCGCAAACGCAAAGAAGAGGAACTGTGTTATTATCATGAAGAGCTGCGCAAGCTGAGCGCAAAGCTAGATCTGGTTCGCAGGGAAATTGACCTTACGAACCAGATTATAGATATGATAGAGCGAGAAAAAGTCGTAGATATGAAAGATCGCATACAATCAAAACTAGCCGATTAGCACAGACTTTGCTGCCCGATAGTAGTGCGTCCTCTCTTCAAGTCCAATAGTACCACCGTTTACACGCTTGGTGCACCCAACGATATCATCGGCGTCTGCGTACTTGTTGAGCCCGTTATGTGCCCAAAACCATGCAGCGCTCCTGGCTGCACCTTCTGCAGTTTCTAGATAGTCAGGATCTTCGTGCAAATCTATCTTGAGAGCTGCAGCACAGGCATTGTAATTGTCCTTGCCGGTCAACTGTATGAGGCCTCGTCCGCGATAGCGATAACCGTCGCCGCTGGCTTCGTCGCCATTACCCATGCGGCTGCTGTAAACTCGATTTGCTATCTTCTCTGGTTGTTTAGCATAATCATTCGGATCTACGTCTCTGAAATATTTTGGAAAAACCTTGACCAATGTTTCTGCTTTGTAGTTTAGATTCTCCTGTACCACAGAAAATCCACCGCTTTCATGTCCGCATTGTGCTAGGAACATGGCCTGCTCTCTGGGACTGGTGATGTTGAATTCTAACATTGCTGCATTGAGAGGCCCGCATATCTCATCAAGATCGCTGGCATCAGACTGTGGGAATATCTGCTGTAGTTGATCAGAGGAAATCATTTATTTCTCCTATATGATGTCTGGATCAAGCTTGGCTTTCAGGACGGTTCTCAGATCTTGTCTCTGTGGAACGACAGATCCATCCTGCAAGGTAGTCTCGGTAGTCGCATTATTTATGAACCCGGCTAGCGTTGATGTGCTAGGAGTCCAGCTGGTTCTGTAGTTGATCTCGCGCCTAATCCAAACAGCTGAGCTGTTATCAGGTTGTTGAACTCGTTGGAACAGCTGTGGTGGACTATAATCTACTCTTAATACCCAAGTGCCTGCCGGAGCACCGGGTGGGAAACTCACAGCTGTTGTTACTGGCTTGCTTTGATTTGGAGGTATGCCATCCATGGCTAATATGCTCACTGGCTGATTAAGCTGACCTTCTAGAACATAGAACTGCTGACCTTGTAGATTCCTAAAAGGTACTTCTATGTTGGCCTGTGCTACTATCCTGTCATTGATTTCTATTTCTCTGTTATACACGCTTAACATATCAGCCAGCGTGAGAGTGCCTGTGCCATTTGGATTTGGTATTGGATCTCCGTTGAGATCTGTTGCTGGTTTCTGCAGTATGTCTCTGTACTCTTGGCTATCAGTGATTGGGTCGCATTTGACACGCCATATATGAGGCCACCAAGTTGGGCTGTAGCCTTCGGCTGGTCGAGCACCTTCCTGCACCACATAGTATTTGGCTAACACAAAGTCGCCCAGTGCTAGATCATCGCGGCGGTGCGATATCTCTATGACGTCGCCGCTCATCAAAGTTCGACCTATGCTGTTAACCATGCTGTTTAGATGGAAAGTCACAAAAATTGTCTCGTTGCTCAGGAACAGACCAAACTGTCTTAGATCAAACTCTGTATCGCTGATTGCATAGTGCCCTTTGAGGGCTATCACGTCTTGGTCATATGCTCGGTCTCGTATTTCCATGTTGAGCACATCTTGTATCTCTAACACATTATTTGTGTTTGAGTTGACTGCATCTAATCCTGTGTTAGGAAGAGTGAAGTCACCTGTGGTTCCAGTGGGTTTTGGACCAAGGTATTTGTGTATTAGAAACTCGGTACCCCCAACTCGATATGATTCTCCGATCAAGCGATCAAAGAGCTTATAATCGTTGGTCCTTACGGCTGCGCCCTTCCACAGGGTTAATGGTGGCACGAGCTACTCCTTGGTTCTAGCACATTGGTATTTATTCTCGTAGATCTACGGTTTATATCATTGATTTCATTGAGAAAATAATGAGAAAATAGGCAAAAACCAGTTGACAGACGCTAAAATCATGCTATTATTAGGATATTGGAGGGACAGACGATGGAACAGATCACTGCTATTCCCCGTAAGATCAAAGGGGTGGATTTCTCTGCTGCAGGTCCAGAAAATGACAACCATGCCAAAGCATGGCGCGAAGCTATGGACTGGGCTCGCGTAGAAATGGATTATGCTACATTCAAGCAATACTTCCAATCGTGGGCTAAGCTAAACCGCGATATTGATGAGCAGGATCATTGGGCTGCGCTGCCTACGCATCATTATGCCACTGTTGGGCGTATCGCGTTTGTGGTGCAGCATGGCGCTGTGATGCCAGAAGACATTCAAGTGTGGTTTAACGCTAAAGTTGAAGAGCTGCTGCAGATCAAAGTTGTCACAGCAGACGAAGAACCCGAGCGTAAGCTGAGCACTGTACAAAAACGCAATTTGGACTATGTCATGCTTTATAGCAAGATGGAGGCTATTTGGCGTAAGCACTTGTCTAACCCTGCTGAAATTGAAGAAGCAGTCAAGAAACTGCTAGATCGCTCACAACCTAACCAACAGATGCTCAAACGCCTCTATGATCACTTCAAAGAGAGCTTTGCTGACGCTCTACGTGACAAGGATAACGAACTTGTTGCCGAGACCATCGAACCAATCGTAACCGTCGTCAACGTGCTAGCAACCAGCACTGGTAATGCCAAGGCAGTGGCGGACAGCCGCGGAGCTAGCCGCAAGAGCGTGAAGCAGGCCAGCAAGGCCAAGTTCAAGACAGTGGATCTCAACACTGACATGGCCAGCATCAACCCTGCTATGATACCAGGCAGCAGCAAGGCATTGGTGTATAACAGCAAGAGCCGCAAGGTGTATCTTTACGTTGCAGGCGACGGTGGATTGAGCATCAAAGGCACCAAGGTTACAGGCTATGACGAAGCCAAGAGCTTTGCCAAGACACTGCGCAATCCTAAGCAAACCCTGGGAACTCTGCGTGATGCAGCCACCAGCAAGCGAGTGGATGTGGTCATGGGAGACTACATCAAGGGCAAGAAGCATCCGGTCAACGGCCGGCTCAACAAGGACACACTGGTGATCAAGGTGTTCAAGTAAGTTGACAACAGCGTTGCTGGGAAGCTAAATATAGATGCCAATGATAAAGATGGCTACGGTCGTAGCTCTCTGTTTAGCATGCGCAGGCTGCGAGACAGTGAGTGCCGGGAGTGCGAATTACAGCAACGCACCACTGGTTCAGCTTACAGCTGACAAGGCCCATGAACATAACGTGCCAAGCACCCTGGCAATCGCTGTTGTGACGTTAGAGAGTAACTGGGATGCGAAAGCTTTGAGTCAAGGCAACTATGGTCTGGGTCAGATCAAGTGTGGCACGGCGCGAGGCATTGGATTTAACGGCAAGTGCGACGCACTGCTGCAGCCAGAAGTGAATCTTGAATACAGCATGACATATCTTCGCATGGCTTTAGATCAAGCACAGGGCGATGAATGCCAAGCATTAACCTGGTACAATGAAGGTTTGGGCAAGGCAGTTCGAAAAAACCCTAGCAGATACTGCCGCAAGATCATGAAGATCATAAAGGAACAGTAGACCTCTTGCTATAAATATCAGGAGGTACCTACATGGCAACACCATTAGAACAGCAGATCATCGACGAAGTCCAGCTGATGTTGGGCGGCGGCATGGTGGATATAGAACTAGATCCCGATCATTATACCACTGCGTTGAAGCTGAGCTTTGATCGTTATAGGCAGAGAAGCGGTAATGCTGACGAAGAAAGCTATCTGTTTCTTCGTTTAGAAAATAATATCACTGATTATTATCTTCCTGACAATGTTGTATCGGTTCGTCAATTGTTTCGCCGAGGACTTGGTGGTATCACCGGAGGAACTCAGATAGATCCATTCAGTTTGGCTTACACTAACCTATACCTACTTCAGGCAGGGGCAGGCGGAGGATATACTGCAGGACTATTGACCTTTGAATTGTTCTATGAGTATCTTGATCAAGCTGGACGCATGTTTGGCCGTGATATCAATTTCACTTTTGACACTGTCACTAAAAGATTGAGCATAGTGCGACGTCCGAGTGGAAACGAACAGATACTGATATGGTGTTACATGTATCGGCCAAATGATGTCATACTGCGTGATCCATTTGCGCGGCCGTGGATCAGGGATTACACCTTGGCGTGGTGCCAGCGCATGCTAGGCGAAGCTTACAGCAAGTATAATAGCATAATGGGCCCACAGGGCGGTACCACTCTCAAAGGCGAAGCATTGAAAACAGAAGCTGCTGCTACCATGGAAAAGCTAGAGAAAGACATCAATCTCTACATAGACAATGCGATGCCTCTAGGAATAATCATTGGCTAACAGGCCATAGTTCCTTGAGAGCAACCTTGGCAGCATTTGTCAGTTTTTCTTGTGCAACGATTGTATAGACACCATCTGGTGGCGTCGGTTGGCTGATCATGTTCCATTGCTGGCGCCATTGCCACCAGCTTTCGCTTTTCATATCAAACATGTACAGATGACAGAGATCCATTGGTTCCTTGTCAAACAAAAACCTGTCTACATACATCTGTGCTATCCAACAGGCGTCAGAATTTATCTTAAGCAGACTAGCATCTTGTGTGAATAGCCCAAAGACATAGACGTTGTGCGTCCATCGAGTCAACCACATGTCTCTGCGCAAAGCGTTGTCTTGTGACAGCTGCTGCTTAGGCCAACTGCGGTGCATGTTCTTGTTAGCACGCAGGATGTAACGATTAGCTTCTTTGAGATGATCCAAATCCAGTTCATACAAATCGCCTTGGTGATGAGACGACGGGTTTCCTGGAAACGTTAGGATGTTCACGGTATGACCTGCACTTCTAGCGTATTCGCTAGCTGTTTCGCTGATGGTTCCCTGAGAACCGTCACAGACCATAATATGGATATCTTGATTGGATTCATTTGTCATTTGTGATATTTACCGGCATCTATTGCAGATATGATCGACTGTTCGAGCTCTAGTATAGTACCTGCGTTATCAATTATAGAGTCAAAGTCACTCAGTGCCCAAGCCCATTCGCTGGCATGTATGTCTTCTGGTATGATATGATGGCTCTGATATTTTGTGAACCATTCTGGATCTTCGCCGCGCTTCACTAACCAAACGCTGCCTCCATTTCGCTTTATCATATCAATCTCATTGGGAAATCTAGTGTCTGGTATCACGTAATTTCGAGATGTGTCTCTGAGCTTGCTTTCTATGCTAGCTACCCAGATATCGTCATGGAAGCCGCGACGCAATACCTCTGTTCCCCAATATTGTAGCACCCATCGCGGAGTTAGGTTTGGCATGCTTAAACGCTTGGCCCACCATATATCCACTTCTTCTCGCCATGCCCTGCTCTCAGCAGTGTCTCCTTCTAGGAGATGCCTAGGCCAACCAAACACTGCTGCGACCGCGTCCTTGAGGCTATCTGCAAAGCTCACTTTTTCAAATCCGTGCGAGCCAGCAAGCAGGTCAGCTGCTGTACCTTTGCCGCTACCAATCAGTCCGCAGATACCAATTATCATGAATGTCTCCTCGATATACGATGATAACACGCTCTGACGCATATATCAACTGGTATATCAGGATGCCTGTTGTTTAAACAGTGGTTTTTGAGCAGGCTGCTGATAAATAGATTCGCACATATCCACATGGAGAGGTTTAAAACATGGCCACCCTAGTATCACCGGGCGTAAGTGTTACAGTATCAGATGAAAGCGTATATGCAAGCGCAGGAACAGGTACTGTACCATTAATAATGATAGCCACAGCAGCAAATAAATTACAACCAGGTAGCGCAGTGGCATATGCGCCGGGTACGACAGCTGCGAAAGCTGATCAGCTTTACCTCATCAGTAGCCAACGAGATCTTCTACAGACATTTGGAACGCCTACTTTCTACAGCACAGCTGGTACACCGTCATTTGGTAATCAGTTAAATGAGCTTGGTCTGTTCACTGCGTATCAGTATCTAGGCATAGCTAACACGGCATATGTGCTTCGTGCAGACATTGATCTAAGCCAAATGATACCTACGACTACAGAACCAACTGGTCCTGCTCAAGTTAATCAATATTGGTTTGATACTGCTAAATCAACCTGGGGTATTTTCCAAAGCAACGGTAACGTAAACAGCGCTCTAGCATGGGCTAATAAGACTCCTACTGTTTTGAGCACAGGTGATCATCTAGAGATAGTTGTTCAAGGCAACACCGTTGGTACCAGTGGCAGTGCTAGCATCATAACAATAACAGGAAACCTCTATATCAATGGCACAGCTATACAGCTGGCAGCTGGAGACAGCATATCTGATGTAGCAGGTAAGATCAACAATTCAACAGTACACAGCAACGGCATCACAGCTGTTGTCTACGCAAGAACAGGTAAGCCGGATGTTACATACAACGAAATAGCTGATATGTACTATCTACGTTTAACCAACAGCAACATCGATACTAAAATAGATCTGCTCTATTCAAATGCTACAATACTCACTGAGCTTGGATTTGTTGATCAATTTTTCAATCCAAACACAGAACCAACCAATACAGTCGCTCCAAAGGCAACGTTTGGCGCAGTTGGCGATTACGCAGTTGACACGTATAGCGATTTAAATGCGGTATACATGAATTCAATGTGGCAAAAGATAGAACAGACCACACTGGACGGCAATACTACCGCTTGGTGGTTCTTGGTTGGCAGCACTGATGCATCATATCCGGGTTGGGGATGGAGAGAAGCTGTACCTCGCTACATAGACGGAACTGTTTCTAATCCGACTTTCACACCTTCAAGTCAATGCACCATATCTATCGGGGACAGCCTGCCCTGCCTAATAACTCTCAGTGGCAGCAATCTCAGCAGCTTTGTTAACGATATCAACGGTGTGCTTGATGCAAACAGCTTTAATGCGTTTGCCAGCATACGAGTTTCTGGCAACAGCAACTATTTGGTAATAACAAACTATGATGGAACCGACACTCAATTCAATGACATCAGTACACAAGCAGATATAACACATCCATGGAAAACAGCTGGCATTCCAACCTATCAGACCTATTATGGATCTGTGACCGGCACAACAGCTAATCCTTCATATGTAGCTGCTACCACTCGCGTGTCATCAGCTGTAGCTGTAAATCCTGGTGCAGGATATGTGCCAGGCAACACATTAAACGTTGTTGGTGGTGTTCACACTGCAGTTGGTGTATTAACCGTTACTACTGTGCAAACTGTAAATGCAACCATCTCAAATGCTGGATCTGGTTATGCAGTAGATCAAACACTGACATTTGACGATGGCGGCGTAAATTATGCAAGCCCTGTGGTACTTAGAGTTGCAGGCATAGGTGGCAGCGGCTCAATCACATCTCTGGCTATAGTATCAGCTGGACAGTACACTTCACCTACATTACCGACCAATCCAGTAACACCGTCAGCTACTAGCGGAAGCGGAGTAAACGCCACAGTAACGCTAGCCTGGGGCGTTGGTGCAGTCACTGTAGCGACCGGTAACGGCGGTAATTACACTCAGAATCCTACAAACCCTGTAGGAGTGACAGGTGGTAGTGGTACCAGTGCTACGTTTAATGTTACGATGTCATATCTAACCAGCAATACTTTCTCTATAGATCCGGGTACTGGTACGGCTGTTACGATACATGTACCTGTATATCCTAACAACGATCTAACAGGTGTAGTTAACGCAATAAACACATCAGCAGCATATCCTGTGATACAAGCATCTATCGCAACAGGTGGATACTTGAAGATCACCAACACCAATGGTACCCAATTCACTTTGGTTGATATCAGTGGTACGCCGTTAAGCGATTCTGGTATAGATGTCGGATTTACGTATGGTAGACAGCTGCTTTATCAAGGTTTCTATCCGTCGTTGACTGTTCCAAGTTCTCTAGCTCAGATAGCTAGCACCAACGTTTGGATAAACACCACCAGCCAAGATCGCGGTGCGAACATGGTTGTCAAGAAGTACAATGGCTCGGCGTGGATACAGCAGAACACCTATCCATTTACAAACACGATACCTATGTATAGCAGCGATGCTGTAGCAAATAGTGCGTTTGGTGGCAACAAAGCTATCGGTACTATCTATGCTCGCTATAATGATGGCGGAGATTCTCCTCCAGAGGCCAACGTAGTATTCTATGAGTGGGATGGTTCGGCCTGGGTAAACCTAACCTATACACCTAGCACATCTGCTCCATCTGGCAATCCAACAGATGGTACCTTGTGGTATAATGCTTACCTACAGGTTGATATAATGGTTGGTAATGGCCAGATATGGCAGGGTTACAAGAATCGCTATCCGGCAACAGATCCAAATGGACCTATCATAGATGGTAGCATGCCAACAACACAAAGCGATGGTGTTACACCGCTAGCAGATAATGATATCTGGGTAGATAGCTCAGCATTACCATATCCAAAGCTGTACAGGTGGGATGCTAGTTCTGATACATTTGCATTGATAGACAACACCAATCACAGCAGCCCAGCTGGTATCATATTCCAAGATGCTAGATGGAACAACAACGGCAAGACCAATGGTAGCCAGGCACCAAGCGCGATGGTGGTCAGCAATTATGTTGACAGCGACGCACCCAATGCAGAGCTATATCCAAGCGGCATGCTGCTATTCAACACACGTTATAGCACCTACAATGTCAAAGAATACATGGTAGATTACTTCCCTGACGTGAACACATCAGAAGGCTATGATCCAAATGCTTGGGTCACTGCAAGCGGAAACAATCCGTATGGCGTACCTTACTGTGGACCAGATGCTCAGAGACAGATGGTAGTCAAAGCATTGCAGGCACAATTGGTCAGCAATCAAGCTATCAGAGGCGATGCTATCAATTACAATCTCATTGCTACACCTGGTTACATAGAATGCCTAGATGAGATGATAACGTTGAACACTGATCGCAAGAACACTGGATTTATCGTCGCAGATCCTCCAGGAACGTTGCCGTCAGATACGACCAGCCTGCAGAATTGGGCAACCAATGCTTATAATGTTGCTGAGAATGGACCAGATGGTTTGATCAGTACAACTCCGTATGCTGCTCTTTATTATCCTTGGGCATTGTCAACCAATCTCGATGGCAGCGCAGTGTTTGTACCTCCTAGCGAGATGGCATTGCGTACCATAGCTTATAACGATCAGGTTGCTTATCCTTGGTTTGCCCCAGCTGGTTTCAACCGTGGTTTGGTAACTGGTGTTGCAAGCGTTGGTTATCTAAAGACTGATGGTACCTATCAACCAGTCAGCCTAAACCAAGGACAGCGCGATGTGCTCTATGTCAACAAGATTAATCCAATATCGTTCATACCAGGACGCGGTTTGGTTATATTTGGACAGAAGACTCTGAATCCGATCGCAACGGCATTGGATAGGATCAACGTAGCACGTTTGATCAACTACCTATCTTACAACTTGAACACGCTGGCTCAGCCATTCTTGTTTGAACCAAACGATCAGCAGACACGCCAGAGCGTTACCAACACGTTCAACAGCTTCATGGGCAATCTAGTCGGCCTCAGGGCGCTGTATGACTATGCAGTAGTCTGCGATAGTTCTAATAATACGCCTGCGAGGATTGATGCAAACGAACTTTGGATTGATATCGCAATCAAACCAGAAAAAGCTATCGAGTTTATCTACATCCCGATACGCATTCTGAACACAGGCGATCCACTACCAAACTCGGCAGTGGTAGGAGTATAATTAACACAACCCCTGCTCCAAAAGCAGGGGTTGTTTCTCCTTGAGATTGTTTATCTATAATAGGACAGTCTATAATAGAACATGAGCAAAGCATGGTGCCCCTTACCTTGGATTAGTGCAGATATACGCAACAATGGCGACATGCGCGTATGCAATCACAGCCAGCAGGGCAGAGATCAAGGATGCTTGCGCAAAGACGATGGTACTGCATTTAATGCTGCAGTTGATGACATAGATCAAAGCCGAAATTCCATGCTTCTGCGTGAGATGCGACAGAGCATGTTGGCCGGTGAATGGCATCCGGTATGCACTCGTTGTAAGCACGAAACAGAATCGGGTATGCTAAGCCATAATCAGAACGAGACCAATCTCTGGTCTGATGTTTTCAACATTGATCGAGCCCGCGAAATCACTGCAGCAGATGGATCTATCAATATCAACGATGTTCCTATCATGCATTACGGTGTGAGATTTGGCAATAAGTGCAATATCAAATGCCGCAGCTGCGGTCCCACCGAGAGCAATTTTTGGTACGAAGATTATGCTGCAGTCTGGAATACAAATGTGTACAAAGAGAGCTTTGGGCAAGTAACGCTTTCTCGAGATGACACAGGTCGATTGCTGCCAAATACCAAGCAGTATGAGTGGTACGAGAGCTCTAAGTTCTGGGAACACGTTGATAAGAATGCCACTAACATCAAACATGTGCACACTGTTGGCGGAGAACCAACGCTCATAGATCAACAGTATGATTTCCTGCAGCGTTGCATAGATCTAGGTATTAGCCGTAATATGATCATCGAATACAACAGCAACATCGTCAAGATACCTCCTAGGGCCTGGGAACTGTGGCCGCATTTCAAACAGGTGAGGATTGGCGCAAGCGTGGATGGCATAGGCGATGTGAATGATTACATACGGCATCCCAGCAAATGGCAAATGATTGAAGAAAATCTAGATAGGATAGACTCTGATCAAACCATAAATTTCAACGTATGGATAGCCAGCACTGTGATGATTTATAACATATGGTATATACCAGACATGTTAGAATGGTTCATGCGCAAGAAATTCCAACGTATAGGTTGGACCGAATTTAGTCCGCTGATATTATTTCATCCATTGTACAATCCAAAACATCTCAGTTGCAGAGCGTTACCTAATAATGTTAAGCTAGCTATAGCGCAGCACTTTGACACACGGTTACCACAACTGCAGGCCCTCAGTAATGAACTCTATCCTGATGACGATGCAAGGCGCGAATTGATCAGCCGAGGTGTTGCTGACCATCTGCTGAAATGGAAGAAATTCATGCTGCACGAAGATCAATCAGACGCGTTACCAAAATTTTGGAGATATACTAATAAATTAGACGAGATACGCAATGAATTAATGTCACATAGTTTGAAAGAATTCCATGCGATATTGACAGATACCACGGAGCTGTGATGTTTGATAAGAAATCTTTGATAGAACAAGAATTGGTTAGCAAGAAAACACAGGCAGTGTATGATGCCAAATTTGTGACCTTGTTTAAGGAAATACCATGGGCTAAATGGTTTACTGATCACAGCGACCCACTGAATTGTAGACTAGACTATCTATGGGTATACAAAAATTATCTAGCTAACATGAAGTTAAATCGTATAGACGGACTAGATAGATTCCAACATAGGCATCTGATCAATGGGACGACCCAGACTTTTGACGAATCTTATCACAGATATGCCAATCGTAGACTGAGGTTCTACCGTGGAGAATATGCCTATCATCGCCGTATAGTCAAGGATTGGAAATTTATAGAAGATGAGCCGATAGCTGAAAATGATTATGTCATAGTCAGTGTTCCTCATTGCACCACTGGTGATGTACCAGCTGATTTCTATAGCATGTTAGATAGTTGTTATGATCTAAAGGTCCCTGTGATAGTAGACTGTGCATACATAGGCACTTCTGTTGATGTTGAATTTTCGGTAGAACATCCTGCGATTGAAAGCGTGAGTTTCAGTTTGACCAAAGGAACTGGACTTGGACACATACGCAGCGGAGTTCGCTATAGCAACATAGACGACGATTTCCCTATTGCTCAACAAAACAGATACGATCACACCGTGTTAGGCGCAGCTAGGATAGGAATGTATTTCATTGACTATCTGGGATCACCTGATTTCATTCCGAATAGATATCGTCAGCATCAACTAAGCGTGTGCGCAGATGCAGGATTAACGCCTACCAAATGCATGCATATTGCGCTCGGAGACAGCAATTGGTCTGATTTCAATGTCGATGGTTACAACAGGATAGGTATACGTAATCTAGTAAAGGCTAGGAAGCAGGATAGGATATGACCGATACATGGTGCCCCATACCCTGGAACTTCCAGGCAGTTCGCAGCAATGGCGATCTACGTGTATGCTGTCAGGCTAACATTACCAAGAACAAAGGCGTCCTGCGTAAATCAGACGGAACGCCGTATAATGCCGCAGCCGATGATCTAACCGAAGCTCGCAACAGTGATCTCATGAAGATCATGCGCCAGAACATGCTTGACGGCGTATGGAGCGACGAATGCGGACGCTGCAGGTCAGAAGAAGAATCTGGGTTGGTTAGCAGGCGCAATTATGAGCACGACAGGTGGTCTTTGCGCAAGGAAGATGTTATTGAACATACTGCCACTGACGGTACCATAGATACCAATAAACTGCCAGTTACCTATTATGATCTGCGATTTGGTAATCTCTGCAATCTAGCATGCCGCATGTGTGGTCCACAAGACAGCACCGGTTGGTATGACGATTGGAACAAGTTATATGACGTAGATTGGTTTAATGACACCCATGGTCGAGAACAGATGTTCAAACAGAACGGCAAATGGTTTAGCAATAGCTATGGTTGGCACGATAGCGACAGTTTTTGGAAACAGATAGAAGCAAATGACGGCAATGTCCAACATGTTTACATGGCTGGTGGCGAACCTCTTCTGATCGAAAGGCATTATGAATTCTTAGAACGTTGCATAGAAAATGGTGCTGCTGCAAACATGCTCATAGAATACAACACGAACATGACTACCATGCCATCTCGAGTGATCAATCTCTGGAAGAATTTCAAGATGATACAGCTTGGAGCTAGCATTGACGGATATGGAAAGGTATTAGAATATCAAAGATATCCGGCTGAATGGAGCAAGGTCTGGCGCAACATACAAAAAGTTGATGCAGAAGTAACCAGCATCAATGCTTGGTTTGCCTACACGGTCACTGCTTATAATGTGTTACACATGCCAGAATTTATGAAATGGAAATTAAGTGAAAGCGGTCTTACTAAGTTCAATAATACCAACAGGCGACCAATCGTAACGCACCACGTAGCGCACAATCCTCCCTATCTTAACATACGAGTATTGCCCGCAGCTTTCAAAGAACTGGTGGTTGAGAGATTTAACCAATTCCACAACTGGGTGATATCTCAAGGTTACTCTGACCAAATCATTGCACAGAGTGATAGCATACGCAAGAGCATAATAGACTACATGATGTCAGCAGATTATCATCCAACTCACTGGGAAGAATTCAAGTCATATACAGCAAAGATGGACAAGATCCGAGGTGAGAATGTCATTGAAATAATACCAGAGATTGGAGCTTATCTGTGAATAAGCTATTGATAACAGGCAATCCCAATAAAGGTTTGGCTCAATCTCTGTTCAAATTATGGCCCAATACTGTGTTTGCCAGCAGGCAAAATGGCTGGGATCTAACAAATGACCAACGCCGTAGAGATCTCGCACAAGAAGCCTTGAAGTATGATGTGTTTATCAACAACAGTGCATTATGGCAGTTCCAGCAGACATTGGTGCTTCAAGAGGTTTACAAGGCAGCAAAGGATGCTAATCATAACCTGCGCATCATATGCATAGGTAGCACCACTGATAGGACCTCCAAAGCCAGTGATTGGATTTATCAGCAGGAAAAGAAAGCACTGCGAAGCTATTGCAATAGTTTAGGTTTATTAGGCACCTGGAGCGGAGGTCCTAGAGTGACTTTGTTAAGCTTTGGAACACTAAGCAACAATCAACATAAACATCCTAATCGCACATGCATGGATATAGACGTAGCTGCGAATTATGTCAAATGGATATTGGATCAACCAACTGATATCTCTATAAATGAACTAAGCATAGATCCTGTGCAGGAGAATAAGAATGTCCAATGATGCAGTAAGCTCCTATGATTTCACGCAGATACCATTTGACCGCATCACAAGGTTCGGACAACGTACACTGCTTTATCGAGACATATTTGCTGTGAGTTGGTTGCTAGGACGCTATTGCAATTATAAGTGCAGCTATTGCTGGCCTTATGCTCGCAGCGATACCAAAGATTACCGTCCGTTTGAACTTAATGCTATGACCATGGATGAGATCAAACGACAGAGCCGCGAACGTGGATATAACAGTTTCCATTTCAGCTTCAGCGGCGGTGAACCAACGGTTTATCCCGACTATCTTCGATTGTTAGAACACTATAGCAATGACACAGAAAATTGCAATTATCAAAGCGTACATATGACATCAAACATATCGCAAGGGTTGCGATGGTTTGAAAAATATGTAGATGCTACCAAAGATATCAATAGAGTGAGTGTGACAGCAAGTTGGCATAGAGAGCAAGGTATAAAGCAAGGCGATCTCAAAGCGCACACTGAGAAATTTGCTGATAAACTGGTCTTCTTGCAAGAAAATGATGTGCAGGTCACTGTTAACACCGTTATGGTACCTGAGTGGTTTGATACGTTGTATGAGGAAGCAGAATATTTTCTAAGCCGAGGAATTAACGTAACGCTCAAACCGCAGAGCGATCCTACTGCTAGCCGAGTAGTTGATGGTTATACCAAAGAACAGCTGGCTACGCTACACAATGGTATGCCGCAACGTGATTTCACTGCTGTAAAGAGCAAGGTTGAGAGGCCAAAACCCAAGATCAGCATGCAGAAGATGAGCATTCGCAACGGAGACGATGCTACAGTGCCTCAGATAATGCAGGTAGAATTTGAAGATAACACTGGCAAGAAATGGTACATGGACCAAGCTGAGCGATTCAATGCGTTCAATTTCAATAAATTTAATGGTTGGGACTGTGAGAGCGGTTATCGCAGCATAATCATCCGTGAACCAGATGGTGCTATCAAGCGCAGTTATAGCTGCAGTGACAAACCTCTTGGTTATATAGAAACTGGATTTAAGTTGTTTGATCAACCCATGCCCTGCATATCAGATGCTTGTGTTAGCTCAGCAGACAGCAAGATACCAAAAAAGAGAATCATAGTTTCTTAATCTAAGATACAGGCTACAAAGTGTATGCGTGGTTCTAATCCGGCATTAAATGCTGTGTGTGGTTTGGTTGTATCTGCGATATATACGCTGCCGTCTGCGATAAGGTGATTAGCCGCATCTTCTATTACTAACCTTGCACCGAGGTTGGTTATGACAGGAATATGCAATCTCTTTTCCGAATCTTTATGCCAGCTTAGGCAAGATTTTGGTTTAGATCTCATCAATCGAACCCTGCCCAACCTGTATCTGATTGACAGAACATCATATACATGCTTCCATATGGTATGATTAAATTCAGAAACAAATGTTACAAATTCCTGTTCAGATCTCTTTCTCGTAGATTTTTTCAGTTGGCCATTTTCGTCAAATGCATCGTTGCCCCACTCGTATTCTAAACTGCCTGCAGCGTCGTACCAACCTTTAACTGCTCCATCGCCTAGACTATGTGTTAGACCAATTTGATTGTGATGTGGATGCCAATCGCAAATTTCCAAAACCTGTGATAGTCCATTGCATAATTCTGAGATATCAAAACTGATGTCAAGTTTTTCAACGTGTTTCATGCTGCTCACTTTCTTCTACTGGCACAAAATTCAATTTGGTAAATGTGGTATAATCCAATGTGAGCTCTGATCCAGCAGCAATGTTTTTGCATGATCTAAACAAGATCTGACCATCTAGCTCTAGATTTGGTCTGCTGCTGTGGTTGATATGTGTCTGTGGATTATCTATGAAAAGTTTGGTGCCTCGTATTGGCATGCTACCTTTGTCACCTATGGTGCCGCCCAGAACCAGCACTAACTTGTTCGCGTTGATATCTTCGAGAGTGAATCGACCAAAACCGTGTATTGGCGACTGCCGGTATTCAGTCTTGATCAACCAAAAGTTGGTATCTGTCTCTGAACTCATCTGTGAACGATCCTCCTATTTTCATGGACCATGTAAAGAAATCTACTGCATCGACTCCGTGATCGAGAGTTTGATCAAACGTGCAGACTACGCAGTGTGGTTTATAGACTTTTTCACCATCTCTGGTGACAGCATAGAATCGTCGCCTTGGATCGCTGTGAAACAGCAGATAATCGTGATTTAAGTAGTTGTCCTTGTCATAGTACCGATCAACAACATTGGAATCTTTGAGGTCAGCAAAATCACAATGACACACAGATGCTTGTCCGGCATGACAGAAGTTTAATGTTACCATATCAATCTGCGTGAATGGCAACTGTTTATACCAATGCTGCAAGCTCTTGAACTGTTCATAATATTTGGTATGCTTGCCGTTTAATATAGGCAATGCATATGTGTGAGTGATATATTTGCCCTTGACATATATCCAAGTGCTGGTCATGGCAATGTCTGACGGATCCGGAGATTGATCCCACATCTCATTGATGCCATCAACATCATAGCGTGTATCTTTATAGAATGGCACATTGATACGCGGATCGTTGAATATTGGGTTGGCATTTAACCATCTAGCTATCTCCCAATCTAATTCTGGTTTAAGAGATTCTAAGCTGTGGAGCTCATCAAGTAATAAACTGTCAAGTTCTTGAATAGGTTTGATATTTTTCATAGCTTTTCTCTATAAGTCTTGCATGCTCTTGCGTGTTTAGTTTACCTATGATAAACAGCAATAGCCTATTATCATCATCTGAAATCTTGTCAACACCATGTGGGCTGTCGTTGGTCTTGAGCACGAAACAGTCAGTTGACTCTGGTATTTTGCAATAGGTCTTGTGTTTGAAGCTGCTGTCTGTGAGATATAGGTTGTTGCGATTACCCTGTATCAGCATTCTATAACCGCAGGGTTCAGTCTCGCGCTGATGTTGTAGATACTCTTTGGTTATGGTGTTGAATCTGTGGCCGCTGTGTTGGTCAACGTCCACATAGTTGTTATCGACATGAGGCGCCACATCTTTGTTAGCCCTGATCAGTTTGGCATATACCACATGCTCAAATGGAAAATGCTGATCGATGTAATTGAGCAGATCGGCAAAATTGTCCTTGGCTACGGCATTCCAAGCATTGGCGCATTCAAATGGAGTGTCGTAGTCTCTGTCGGTCAATTCTACTTCATCCCACCAAAAGAATGGTTTCTTGTTAAAGAGATCAAAAGTCTTTAATACCTTGTCTTTGTGTGCAAACAAAGGTAGATCCAGTGGTAGGAACCTAGCGACCATGTAGCCTCACGTTCTTTATCTCTACAGCTCTGTTACTTAACACATATTGCACAGCATTCAATATTGGATCATATCCAAAATCTCGAATATCGTTTGGTTCAATCAGCGTTATGCGGCAGCGATGAGCTAGATTCTGATAATGCTCGCAGGCAGCTACCAAAGCTGATTTTTCTATAGGATAATCATCATAAACCACTGACCATTTGCTGGCATATGCAACGTCTGTGCCTATGTTGATTATCACAACGTTGGGATCGTCTCGATGAGCTTCAAACAATGATTTCAACAGTTCTGTTTGACTGTAACCTCTACCATGCGCATTGTTGATGATTATATCGGCAGGCATGCTGGCTATGAACCTGCGCACGTCGGGGTCGTTGATATCATGCCCTGTTGCACGACAGAATCCAATATCACAAGGCAAATTTTCATATAGATGTTTGCCTATGCCTTTGGTATGACCAGTGATTAGCGTGTTGCCCATAGGTAATTCTTGCTGTAATGGTATATGTTTGCATGCTGTGCACAATGCTCGAATAGATCGGCATGTGTGATAGAACTGATATCATGTGGCATGGCCACGCTTTGGTAGTGTCCCAGAGCTACGACTCTTGAGAATCTTATCCAATAATCAAAATGTTTTCTGAGTTCGTCTGGGTTACGAGTGCAGTCAATTATGGTTAGATCAACAATGAATGGCCATTCATAATCTAATGGAGAATCTGTCAACAAACAGGTGGTTCTTTGTAGTTTTGAAACATTTCTGGCCAATAGGTTGAAATCATATCGACCTTGGTATTCAAGCGGCAGAACGCTGGCTACTTTCTTCCACAGTTCTCCGGATTGGCTGTACTCGCCGTCGTCAGTATCTTCTAAATGATTAAGTCTTGTGGGTGACTGAAAAGTCCAGATGCGGGCATCAGAAATCTGTTCTAGATGTGCTGTCCAGCCTGCATAGTATGTGCCTATTTCTATTATGGTTGCTGGTTTGAATTTAGCAACCAGTTCGTCTAACATCTTAGTTGACAGATATGTGCTCATGATTCGGCAATCCTTTTGATCACAGTTTGGCAAGATTTGTCGATGCTGCGAGCAAAATCTATGATATCTTTGTGATTAGTGCAGCTTAGACTGATATCGGTTTGATGATCTGTGTTGATTTTCTGCAGGCTATTTGATTGATTACGCACATTGGCCATGTCTTGTATGTCAATGTTAAGTTTTTCAAAGGCTATTTGATCATTGATTAGTTGGTGATACCATATGATATCATTCATTGATCGTTGATGGAACATGGCCCAATCAAAATTCCTCATGATTGCTGTGCCTAAAAAGTTATAGAGTTTTGGTTCAGCAAAATATTTTTCAGTTCGAGGTGTACCGATCACTTCCCCGTTGCGTTTTTCCCAGCGATTCAAGGCTCTGCCTAGTATTCCAGAATAAATTGTGTTGCAAACATCTTTTCTAAGCAATGATATCTTGTAAAATTTCTCGTCATTGATTAGCTCTCGTATGAATGGCCAATTATGAGGAGTGATATCATTCATGAAAATCTTAAAGACTGGAAACAATGATCCGTCGTTTGATTGCGAAATAACCCTGTCTAAACGCCAAATGTCCATGGCGTTTGTTGCTGGTCTTGGTATATCTTCATTGTGGTCTATCCAACATTTGTTCCAGCTTGTATCAAATACCAACGTGGTATCAAACAACTCATAGAGATTTTTCACGTTTATTGTTGGATTTTTGCGAGACAGTATTGTGGTTAGCTGCTCTATCAGCAGCGTTGTACCAGATCTTGCTGCAGAAAAAACCACAACTCCTTTGAAACCGTTAATCATATTCTCTCCACGTTATCACCATTGTAATAACAGCTGCCAAACTCTTCGTTCCATCTAATGTATTCTGCTTTGAGTGCTGGCAAATGATCTTTGACTGACTCAAAATCATCAAGTTCAAAATACTCAAAGGCGGATTGCATCTGCTGCAAGAATGCGTCATCTGACCACATGAGATCATCCATGTTAAAGACAAAACTATTATCTATCACTTGATAGGGTTCAGCTGACTGCCAAACTGATAATTTGTTTGGCATGACTTTACTTTTGGAACAAAACGCTTTCCAATTGTCATAATTATCCAAACTGAAGATCTTGGCCTGTGGCATGAGATAGAGCAACCCTTCAACTTCTGATCTCACGTGGGTCTTGATCACCAATCCCAGATCAGAACAGCTGACTTTGCAGCTTGGGTTTCTCCAAAATCTATCGAAATATCCACGAGATGCAAGATTGGCATCAGTCCATAGCGTTGTGCTGAACCAGCTAGGCCTACCATATATCGTCCTGCCAGAAGTTTCTTGCAAGAACAAACGGTCAGTATCTAACCAATTGGCACTGTTAAGAAAATTCTTATGCCAATCGCCGCCATTTTTCACGTTGCCGTCTGGTGCATAGCTTATGATGATATCGTAGCGCCGTTTATAGATATTTTTGCTATTGCTTTCGGTCAGCGATTGTGATATCATTTCTTGTATGTCAGCAGCATTGGCGATAGGAATCATGTGTTTGCTCATACCCAAACATCTTATAATGAATTCGCCGCCAGCCAACATAGGCCAGCATCCAATGATCAGTCTAGGATTGTCCCAATTAAATCTCATGATGACTATGATGATGCATTTTGCCTACCAGAGTCAAGTTAAGTAGTATTAGGATGACAGACTTAAACCTATATTACATTGGCGGCGCTGGCGGCTTCTACCTGTTGCATCAATTACTGTTGACGGGTGACTATTTCTGCAGCTTTGGTAATGATTTTGAAGATTGGAGCTATGATCGCGTCAGGCAGCACACATTCAGCATTGATCGGCAGTCATGGAAAGATAATGAGATTTGGCCTGATAACCAAGCCACGCTCAGCGCAGACACAGATAAAAACAAGGTTTATCTGTTTAATAATATGTGGGGTTGGGATAACTGGCAAAAATATCCCGGCCACAAAATGGCTTTATACACTGATGAGAAAAGTTGGTTGCGATTAACAGCAATCAAGGGTGCTGCATTGTACTGGGATAAACCTCGTGAACAATTTTTTGCCATAACCAGGGATGCATTGCGCACAAACGCCTATTCAAGATATATCAACACTGCCTGTGAACAGGCTATGCCACTGTGTGTGACCTGGCAAGACATCATAACGCCATCTGGGCTAGCTGCAGCTTTTGCCAAACTAGGGCTGCAGTGCACAGATAGAAATTTAGAGTTCATGGAACTGTATCTCCAGCAGCATGATATTGTGTTGTTGAAACGAATCCTTGGGCCAAGAATATCTGAAATACAACAGCTACTTAACAGCTGATGCCAGAATTAAAGCTCCAACCATTAAGGGTGGGACGTAGACCGCTGCATGGTTCAACCAGATGTGCAGTCTCTACTCTCATAACCAAACAGGTATTCTTTTTTGGCAGAAATTTATAGGGTCCAACAAACGCAACTGGGTATTTTTCATAGATATCCTGGAATCCATTAGTCCAATAATTTTGCCTAGCTGTGTGTTCATCTGGTAGGATCAATGCGCCGTCAACCTCGTCGCTGAGATACAACAAGAATACTACTTCTCCGAAAATGTCCTTGGTCTCAACGTGCATCTCGAAATTGCTGCGGGCGTTGAAAACCTTGGCCCAAAAGGCATTACCATTCAACGACTCAACACTGACCTGTTTGTCTAACAATGGTTGATATAACAGATTTAGCTTGCTGTATACCTCTGATATCAATGCAATGTCGTTTCTAAAATTGTGTTTAACCACATTGTAATTGTAGTGAGTGACACCAATGTAATGATTGGTTTCGTGGCTGTCTTTTTCCACGGCTGTGCTTGAATTGATGGCATCAAGCGTCCTTTCTAGGCTACTGGCGGACAAGAAGTTGTCCCAGGACCAAAGATGATCATTGATAATCTCGTTCCACATGTGTTATACCTGCAGGATCAGATCTTGAATATCTTCTTGAGTAGGTAGACTGAACATGAGCGCCACTCGATCCTCGTGGCCGTTGTGTTCTACGCTGTGTTTATAACCAACATTGAGGAAGTATGCACTGCCGTCAGCTGACATGTTTACTTCTTGGCGCGTGTTTCTAGGCCAAAACACGTTGGTCACGCCATCTGTACCACTGATTGGCACGATGATGCGCACTGCATAGGTAGTGTCATAGTCTATGTGCGGTGTAAGATATTTGCCAGCCTTGAGCCTGGTCAATCTCACTCTGATTGGCTTGGCTTGGAACTGGCTTTCGATTGCTTGTTTGATATAAGAATTTTCATAAATTGGCAAAGGATGAAACCAATTGTGTTCGTTCATCGCAGGAGGTAACGTGTCTAATCTATTGATCTTGGTGCGATGGCGCTGCGTCTTGGTAGTGCCAATAGAATCGCTGTTTGCTATCAGCTTGCATTCTGCCTTGAGTTCGGAGAGATCTAAGAAATCGTTCAACGAGGGTTCAAAATAGGTTAGGTTGATCTGATCAAAATGAGCATGATTATCCTGTGCTAGCTCTTCATGAGTAGCACACAATCCTCGGTTAGCTTGGAACACATTTACCCATTGCTCGTTTAAGGATGCTACTTCTGCTCTCAAAAGATCGAGGTTAAACTTTATGTGAGGAAGCATAGCACACGCTGGATAATGGAATTTTCTAAGCTGCATAATCATACAATCCTGCTAGGCATATACGAGCTATATTACTGTGCCTTCTAAATTTAGTATATTCGTCGTCTGTGCTGGTTGCCAACCAAACGCTGTCTGAGGCTGTGAGTCCGAGCAGTTTACATACATTCAATTGCTGGTCGTGCAGTTTGTCATAGACATAACCAATGTGAAATCGGTCAATGATTGCCTCGGCTAGGTCGCATGCGTAGTAATTGAAATATTTAGCACTATGTATCAACCCATCTAACCTTTGGTCCTCGGTTCGGCTGAAATACCATCCTGTGCGAATATTGCGTAAACCAAACGATTTGCTGAGGCTGAAGAATGCTTTTTCAACATTCCGATTGCTGATAGGCATTGGAAGATTAGACCCCACATATGCCAGATCTAACACGACTGGGCGCTGATCATCTATTGCACGTAAGTTGCCATCTATAGCAGATGGCATGCTTACATAGAGTACATCGTTGCCAGTCTTGGTTATCCATTGGTAATCTCCTTGTGCCATATCTACCGTGCGGCGTTCTTTATCATACCACCAATTGAGACCTTCGGTGATGCCGCATGTTGGATAAACATGATAGTCTCTAAGGTCAATGACCGGTAGTAGCCAATCTTTGATATTGGTGGTATACTTTCTCACACTGTTATAATCTGGTCGTATGCTATGACATACCTTCCTAACTTCCGCTAGCATGCCTGTGCGAATAGCTATGGATTGGCTCACTAGCTTTTGGCGAGCTTGAACTGCAAATTCATCTGAGGTTAGCATCTGTTCCATAGAGGTTATAGTCAAAATCTCTGCGCCATGCACCAATGGTGTTAGACACTTCAGCAGCGTCATAAATCAAGGATAGCTCAGCTATTATGCTGTCTCTCCTAGCCCACAGCTGATATACATCGTCAGTGCGCAAGCATCGGCTGAAATAGAAGTAGCTACCTAGGTCATTGATGTGAGTTACTGATTCTGGTTTGAATATCTGTTTGATAATGTTACGATTTTTGTCAACAATAGACGATATTGTAGGCATGTTTGGTAAGGCTGCATGGAAAGCTTTGGTTTCGTGATACAGATCTTTGACCAACGGTCGTATGCCGTTGCTGTTGATCAGATTGTGATAGAACCAATGATAATCAAACATCAACAACAGTTCGTCTAGGTCGTAACTGTGGTTCTGATAAATGATTTCTATTTCTTCTTGGTCATCGGCACTATTACACCTTCTATTGATATCCAGATGCAGAGCGTCATATCCAAGGCTGCTGAATTCATATGGAAAACGCAATAGTTTGGTTCTGATGCCATGCTTTGCTTGATATGCTGCATCATGCATCTGGGTGTTGGGTACCACATTCAAGAAATAGGTGCGTATATAATCTATGCCTAACTGAAAGTTATGATCCAAAGTTTTCAGCCAGCTCTCTGCAGTCTCTCCTGGCAAACCAATTATCAATTCGCTGGTAGTGGGTATCTTCTTGGCTTTATAAGTTTCAATCAATGGATACAATTTGGTGTTGTCAATGTTGTGTCGCTGTATGATATCTAACGTGTTCAGGTCGTGCGTTTGAAAGCTGATCTTGAGATTACGCTGTCTTATTGGGAGATTATTGAATATTAGATCCAGAATATCCGGCAACCATTTGCTGCCATTCTTGGCCAACCCGCTGTAGCTGACAAATGGTTGATGATGATGTTTGACCTGCGCATCAATCATGTATCTTATGGTTTCAACATCTTCCTTGACAATCCCAAAGTTCGCATCCAGTATCTCTACTTCATTTATGTTTTTGTGTTGATAGATGCGATCTATCTGCGCCTGTACGGCAGTACATTCAAATCTAGTGAGCTTGCTCTGTGCTTGGCCGCCCCAATCACAGAATGCACAGGCATATGGGCATCCTCGGTTGGTCTCAAAGCTGGCCTTGATCTTGTCTGTTGAATCTAAGATTTGATCAAAAACACCATCTGTGTAAGGCGTTGGCATCGTCTCGATCTGATATGTTCGCACGTCGCCCACAGCAAAATGATCTACAGCGAACGTGCCTTGTAATTCTCCTGACATGAGCCAATTGGCAAAGTTCTTTTCTCCTGGGCCGACAAAATGCAGATCTACCCATGGGCGTTTATCTGCAAAATTCTTGGCCATTTTCTGATCTGCGGGCACATTAGGACCGCCGTATATCACAGTGCCATGTGGATTATGCGATTTGTATACCTTGCTAAGTTTATCGTTATATGTTTGATTCCATACATAGCAGGTTAGTCCTAGGATATCTATGCTATCAAACGATTTTTGATATTCGTTGATTGGTTGGTATCTGTACCAGGGGCTTAAAAATTCATATTTGGTTTGAATTAATTCGTGTTGATTGCAATAGCTGATCAGACAGCCTGTTGCATAAGGCAACCAATCGCTGTGCATCACGCTAAATGAGCCTAGTTGTACACGCTTCATAGGACGCCGTCGTGTTCCTGCCATATGACTCCGCTGCTAGGCTGCCAATCAAAATCCTTGAACTTAATAGTATACACGTATTGTAGCATCTTGCTACTAGGACTATCCTTGAACAGCAACCTAGTGTCTAATTGCAGCAGCGAGAAAGGTTCTCGATCATAGTAACTGTTATCTCCGCCGTCGTAGAACCGTTTCTTGTGTTGGTACAGCGCATTCAGAGGTTTATTGTTTATATCGTGCGTCCAATAGATCATGTCATAGACATCTTTGGCATATTCGAATAGGTAATCCAGCATCTTAAAACCGTATCTACCATGCCGATATTCTTTCAAGATATGGTATCTGCATATCCTGCCGCATCTTGGTGTCTTGGTATATCTATCATCTTCCAAGGCTAGGATGCTTACAATCTTGCCCTGTTCCCAGCTGCACCATATCTTACCTTTGAAATTGTCTGGATCAATCTTTCTAAGCGCAAGGCTGTCATTGCCGTCGGTCATGGTACCAAATCTGAAGGTTTCAAAATCTCTGCTGAACAAGGATCTATAGGCTGTTATCTTAGTCATTGGATGTGTTTCTATCCAGCATTCTAATGAATGCATGTCCTAGATCAACTTCCCACCACTTTTCTCCAAATCTTGCGTTATTTGGCGAGTGGTGATGATTGTTGTGCCATCCTTCTCCCCACATCAGATAACCTAACCACCACACGTTGGTGCTGTGATCTGCATTTTGATGATTCCTGTATCCTGTCATGTGAGTGATAGTGTTGATAAATGAACCTGCATTCCAAAGCACAGCAGCTGGGGCCAAATATAAACATAGGCAAAGCATGGGATCTATATAGAATAATATGGTTAGGATCGCAAGGTGTATGATAACATAGTGCTGATGAAGCTGCGCATGCAGCGGGTCTCGTATGAGATGCAGAGCATATCTCGGATTTGGTTTTTCAAACATGCTGAACCATTGCACTCGAGCAAATCCCTTGTGTATTGGACTGTGTGGGTCTTGCTCATCATCAGTATGATGATGGTGTTCTCGGTGAATAGCCACCCAGGCTATGCTACTGCCCGTGAGTCCGTAGGTTCCGCAAATTGTACCAAAAATTTCGAACCATCTGGGTGCTTTCCAGCTTCTATGGCTGAGTAGCCTGTGATAGGTCATGGTCATACCAAAGCAGCCAGTAAGTAAATAGATGAAAGCCGTGATAAGCCAGTGGTACCACGTGCCATAGATTATCTGCGCTACTAGTCCAGCATGCGCTGTGATCTGTAACACGAATAATGCATATTTGTCTATTACTGTTTTGGATACCATGGAGCTTTCCGATCCTAACAATTTAACTTATGCTACTTGCGTGTGCAATCTATCCATGATTTAGCGAGGACGGCACGGCATAAATATGTTTGCAACATAGGAGACTAACATGGCTTTCCAACCAACACTCAGCAAGTTCGGGGTACCGATAGTACCTGGCATCAGCGGCCAGGGCATATTGATGCCGAAGCTGAAATATCGTTTCAGGGTGAGCATGCAAAGCTTTGGACCAACTGGAGCTGCGATTGAACTTACTAGGCAGGTGTCGCAAGCAGCTCGCCCAACCATTCAGCACCAAAGCACGTCCATTCATAGCTACAACAACGTGATGTATCTGCCGCAGAAACCAGAATGGCAAACCATAGAAATTGTGGTGCGCGATGACGTTAACAGCAGCGTGAGCACTCTGGTAGCCACACAGCTGCAGAAGCAGATGAACCATTTCAATCAAACTTCTTATCTTTCTGGTATCAATTACAAGTTTACCACGCAGATTGAAACGCTAGATGGATCAAACAGCGGCGTATTGGAAAATTGGTATCTCGAAGGCTGCTACCTTGAGACCGTTGCCTATGATACGTTTAACTACAGTGAAAGCGAGAGCATGATGATAACGCTCACGATTCGCTATGATAACGCCACACAGGACAATGACATAATGCCGCAGTTTGCAGAACCAACTGGTTATGGCACGATGATCGGCTAATAACAAGCAGCATATACATGAAGAGCCGCCAAATTGGCGGCTTTTTCTTTGGCTAAATATTCGCATGGCAACCATACTACGCAATAAACCTTATGCATCTTGGTTCTTTGGGGCACAGAGTCCCGGGCAATACATGTACGCGATTCCGCGTTACAAGTATATGTTCTATGCTGTGTTTAATGTTAACAGCCAAGCACTGAGCTTATATCCTTGGCTGCAACAGATAGGTGGCATAGACGGTATAAGTTATAGGATCAAGAGCGTAGACAAGCCAAACGTAGAGCTGTCTCAGAAAGAGCTTAACCAATATAACCGGAAACGATTTGTTTATACCAAGACTGAGTATCGACCCATAAACATCAGCATCTATGACACTGTTGACAACAATACATTTGACCTGTGGAAACAGTATTTCCAGTATTATTTCGGAGATTCTCGCAATAAATCCTCGCTGACCATGGATTCAAGTCCAGTTGGTCCAGAATTTGACGATAGCACCGGATGGGGCCTGCGTCCACTTGGTGAACAGGTAAACTTTTTCACCAGCCTAGAAGTGTATGCACTGTTTGGTAAGCAATATTCCAAAGTGACTTATCTCAATCCCAAGTTTAGTAATGCAGATTGGAGCAGCCATGACACAGCAAGCTCGGATCTGTTAGATGTTAAATTCACGGTTAGTTACGAAACCCTGCAATACGAATTAGGTGACATCACTCCTGCTCTTGCGGCTCAGTTTGGATTTGATATTGGGCCTCCTGCGGTAGAACCAGATACCGGTGCGGTAGGTGGTATCGATCCAAGAGAATTTGGATATTATGATCCGTTAACATCGCAGTATTACGGTTCTACTAGTTTAGCAGAATCTATAATCAACATATCTCTTAGCGCCATACAAAATTTCTCATTGGCATATGCCAGTTACAATGCGCTGGTGGGAACCGGAGGCGGAGGATTGTATGGTGGTCAACGCAGATATGCAAACAGCCTAGGCGCAGTGGATCTCGTATATTCTAGCACGGGTATAGGAACCGATCTCAGCTATGTTACACTTGGTGTAAATTCTGGTATCACTGGCTTGCCTTATGGGCAATTACCAAATTACAATACCTACATACCATACACTGATATCAACCAATTTGAACCATTGACTGGTTATGGTACATTCAATAGCCTTGGTTCATACGGAAGCTTTAACTTTGGCACTGGTCAAGTAAGAAGTCCGATCAACTCCGATCAATATATTGCGCAAGATGCATTTACAGGAGAGACTTCTTATAGACCCAATGGCTCTAGAGATCCTGCATATTACAATGCATTCCCTGCTAGATATCCTGGCGAATATGGACCCGTGTATGTTCCGGGAATTAACCGCAGCTACGGACTTAGCCAATATGATCAGATACAAGCGGCTAGACGACGAGTGCAACAAGGTGAGACTGGTATATTTGTTAGCATAGGTGTCAGTGACCAACGCTATACAAATGATGGTATATATGACGGTTTCACTGAAGCTCCTTATCAACCATATCCTGTGTCAAATTTTGGACCAAGCTTAGATAGTTTGGCTGGAGAAGCAACATCTACTACAGGTTCGTTTGGTTATCTAGATGATCCAACTGTGTTTGGCGGTGATACAAGCGATAACTTCCCACCTCAGGTTGTGTTACCAATAAGGGTGTATTAATGAGCGGTAACAGAGATATCATACAATCTAACATTCGCAAGCAGCTTGCACTGCAGAGCGGTCAGCTGCAAGGCACCAATGCAGGTGGTGCGTGGCAATGGGCTAATTCATCTGGAGCACCAATCTCTGGCACCAATGACTACGGAAACTATGCATTATCTAGGTCTCCTGCTAGGTATGTAACTGGACTTTCGGCACAAACCTATGACCTTGCAAAAGGCATGTTTGGTGGTCCAGATGTACCAAATGAATTGATAGAAGTGCTAGCAAATTTGGCTACATATTATGCTAATCAGACAGGACTGCCTGTCACCAGTCTGTTCAAAGAAGGTGTCTTAATGAATGATTTTCTAGCCAGTATCAATAAGATACGTAATCCAACTAGCCAGTTGGGTTATGTCGGTATCAATCCGGAACCAGCATGGGTCAAGAACCCAACTCTTGGACCAACGATAGCAGCGGTATTGTCGTGATCATTGAAGCAGCAAAACCGTTTTGCATCTTACCGTGGTATCACCAATTGGTAAACACTGATGGTAGTAAGATGCCCTGCTGCGGTTGGCAAGGTCAGCGTACATCGCCCGATAATGAATTTTTTCACGGGCAGTTCATGGATGAACTACGTGCATCATTTGCCAACGGAAAGCCCCATGAAGGTTGCCAAAATTGTCTCTATCAGGAAAAGATAGATGGCACTAGCCTGCGCACAGCAGCGTGGAAGATAGCAGATTCTAAACGCATAGATTGGCAGCAAGGACCATTGCTGCGCAGCCAAGAGGTACATTTCAGCAATCTCTGCAATCAACGCTGCAGATCATGTGGCCAGGACCGGAGCACAAAGTGGATTGCCGACGCAGAAGCATTTGGTGAAAACCCTATAGGACTGCTACACAGCGGTTGGAGACTAGATATCGAGGCCGCTGCGAACATGCAACATCTGGTATTTCTTGGTGGCGAACCTATGTTACATCAATCGGAAATCGCAGAGGCAATACGCATGATTGAACAGTACGGAAACATATCCGGGCTCAGTGTCATATTCAATACCAATCTTTCTGTTGCGTTTACGGCGGAACTGTTGGAATTGATAGAGCGTTGTTCTCACACGCATGTAACTGCTAGCATTGATGCAGTTGGAACACTGAACGAGTATATAAGGTCGGATAGCATCTGGTCAGATACAGTAAGAAATCTACAGCAATTATCGCAACTTAAATCAACGCATGATAATTTTTCATGGAACATTGGATCAGTATATAGCGTTTTGAATGCTAACAGGCTAGATGAATTTACAAGCTGGGTAGAAGCTGAATTTCCCGGTACAGATATTGGTATCATATTTCTCTCTGGACCATCGTGGTTAGATGCCAGGAACCTTCCTGAGACAGCAAAATCTCGTTTGCTAGTGCATTACCAAAACTCTATAGATAATCATAGAAACTACACCAAAGAATTTGTGGGTGTGATAAATCATCTAAAGCAGACTTATCAGATATCGCCCGCAGAATGGTTTGATCAATTCAAGAGGCATAACGGGTTCCTTGATGATAGGCGAGGTACCTCATTCGCAGAAGTAAATGCAGAGATGCAGGAATTATTGGGAATTGAACCGTGAGCAAATACAGTCAAGGTAGATTTGTTCCAAAGAACCCAGCCAAGCTCCTAGGAAAACAAGACGTGGTTTTCCGTAGCAGCTGGGAGCTTACGGTAATGAACTTCCTTGACAGCCATCCCAGCGTGATACAGTGGGCCAGTGAGAGCATACGTATACCGTATACAAATCCTCTTACTGGCAAACCCAGCCAATACGTGCCAGATTTCATGGTGCTATACCAGGACAAGAATGGCAAGCGTCGTGCAGAAGTGGTAGAAGTTAAACCTAGCAAGGAAGCTATTGCAGAGAATGCACGTAGCAAGCGCGATAAAGCATCTCTGATATTAAACACAGCTAAATGGGCAGCTGCTATGGCATTCTGCAAGAAGAATGGCATGACCTTCCGTATCCTTACTGAAAGCGACATATATATCACAAAGTCTAAGAGGAAACGCTGATGGCCAACAGATTCAAGACCCTAGAAGACACGTTTGAAATAGAATCAGTTGAAGAAGAAACTGAGACCACAGGACCGTCTGATGACGATATCCATGCAGCTTTAGCGCTAGCGGAAGACATCGACTGGCAGCTATCTCAGACTAGAGGCAAGGATCTCCATGATAAGGAAATGGATGAGTTAGCCGACCTTGCAATCAAGGCGCACATGGACCTACAGGATCTAGGCATGAACGTAGAGATACGCCATGCTGGAGAGATATTCAGCAGCAGCAGCCAGATGCTGAAGATAGCAGTTGATGCCAAAAACGCCAAAGTTGATAAGAAAATTAAGATGCTACGGTTGCAATTAGATAAGCTGAAGCTGGATAGGGTTACAAAAAAGGATGAAAACACACCATTGGATGTGAAAGCTACTCTCATGGACCGTAACGACCTATTGAAACAGCTTAGTGAAATCGAAAGTGACGCTAAATAACATCACATTGGAGCATCTATGGTTATGAAGTCGTTCAGTCAATATCTCGCTGAAAGCACCCGAGAATATGGGTATGTTATCAAGCTTGCAACCGAACCCAGCGATGAGCAGCTGGATGCAGTTGAACGATATCTTACCCAGTTTGGATTGGTAGAGATGACACATCCTGTGTTGCTCAAGGGCGACAAGTTAGATTTCTCTGACCAACCGAACCAGACGGTTTGGCAGGTCAATTTCGTGACCACCATGCCACTAAGCAGCTATATCACCATGGAAGGTTTGCGAGAAGTCCTTAACGTTCCTGAGAAGAACATTGTGGTGCGCAGCGCAACTGAGCCAGTTGAAGAATATGCAGACGATTACATGACCGATCTTGGATTTAGCCAGATAGCCAGAGATAAAGGATTGAAATCTGCAGCACGTCTCAGCACTGATAGATTGTATCAAGACATTGAACAACCGATAGTCACTGATATCTATGGAGATGCTTATAACAAGCGTTTCTTGGATTATCTAGCGGGTGTGAAATCTACTAGACACAGCGACGAATACGATGCTCCCATGCCGCTGTTCAGCTGGTTAGAGATGAGCAAGGTTGCTCCTCATGAGCCAGTGCAAGACATGGCTGATTTCAATGCTAGATTTGATGCACCAAAACCAGTTTACAAGCCATCATCAAAAGATGTAGCAGATCCAACGCCGCGCAGTGGACTAGGTGCAGACGGAAACTTTGACGACGGTGCGCAGATAATTTATAGGTTCTACAAAGACCGCGACGGTAAGAGAACGAACATGGGAGCACCAAAGGTTCCCAATAAACCAGAATTCGTAAGGAAGGGTTAACACCATGGATTTCCATAGCATGATAGGCAAGCTTAGGGCTATAGAGTCCTTGGGACGCAGAAACAGTGTTTTTGAAGCAGAAGAATGCAACATGACTGCCGAGGGCGAGATGTGTCCGGTGCACGGTATGGAGGAATGCAGCGGTTATCAAGGTTCCATTCAAATGGAAACTGATATGGATGAATCTGCTTGCAATATGACAGCTGAGGGCGAAATGTGCCCTGTGCATGGCGTAGAAGAATGCTGGGCGCAAGGTCCAATGGAAGAAAGTGCAACCGAGCGCGACGACCATGCAGAGAAAGCAGGCCGCAAAGTGGCGCACGATATTGAATATGACGAACGCCACAAGGATCATATACATGGTCACAAGCGTGGTAGCGAGGACGACAAGGCAGAACGTGCAGGTCGTCGTGTTACCAAGGACATTGAATATGATGAGATGAGCGAAGGCAGCGAAAATGCAATTCGCCGGATGATTGATATGCTTGAAGCATCTTATCGCGAAACACGCGGTGAGATGATGGATGAAGCTCCGCAGGTTGATGCCATGGGCAGTGTAACAGGTGCAGATGACGATGACACCCAACCAACTGCTGCAGCAAAAACTCCATATGATATGTCTGTCATAGGCTCAGCTCAAGCTAAGGAAGCACCTCCGCAGGCTCAAGGCTATCATGCAGGTACAGGTGAAGGACCAAATACACAACCTACTAACACTGCCCCCGCAGCTGGCAACGCGGTTGACAAAATGAGCTTTGCACAGGCGTTCGCTGCTGCTCGCAAGGCAGCTGGTGGCAATGGCGGCGTGTTTACGTGGCACAGCAAGAAATGGCAAACAACAGTCAAGGGCGAGAATCCATTGCCTTCCAACAGTCCACAATTAAAGAATGTTGATCCCCAGTTGGCTAGCATGGAAGAAGATGCTGCACTTGGCGGGTTCCCGTTCACTCCAATTGGTGCTACCAACAATGGTCCTGACACACAGGGCTTTGTTTATGCATACAATGAGAGCCAGAAACAGCTGCGCGAAAGCATGAACATCGTGATGAATCAAACCATAGGTGATGGACAGTCTACACGCAGTGTTACTGTAACCGCTACCGACAACGACGCAAATGATCTGGTTAGATTGCTGGTCAAGGCAGGTCTAGCAGGCGGCAATGATGCACATCAAGATGCAGAAGCTCCAACACCTGGCATGCCATATGGTGTAGCACATGCAGTCCCTGTTGCAGTTGCTGCCATGGAAAACGCTGATTACGATCATGGGCACGATGAACATCCAGAAGCAGGCGAGCCACTTGAAGTCAAGGATTATGAATGGGATGGTCCTCACATCAATCAACGTTTTGGCAAGATCGGCGACAACACGCTGATGGCAGAGCGTGCTGACAGCCTATTTGCTGCTCTAAATGAGGAATATACCAGTTTCCTCGCAGAAGCAGAGCTAGCACCTAGCAATGCATCTGGAGCAGAAAGTCCTCTGACTGCAAACGCACGCGATGCTTTTGACAAGGATCCGTTCGCAGATGAAGAGCCGGTTACCGGTGGTAGTCGCAGTCCTCTGAGCCATATAGGGCGCCAAGACGTTATGAATTGATAGATTTAGTGAATATAACCATAAGTAACAGCGGCATATTGCCGCTGTTCGTTTGAGTAACACATGGCCAAGAATGATATAGACTTCCAGCTGGTAAAGCAGGCTCACAAGAAGACTGCTTATACACCAGCACAGGTGCGTGAGATAGCACGCTGCGCCAGAGACCCGTTGTATTTCATGGAGCGATACATGAAGATACAGCATCCGGTCAAAGGACGCATACCATTTGAAGCATATGAGTATCAGAAGAGACTGGTCGATGCCTACGATAAGAATAATTCAGTCATAGCACTGCTGCCTCGACAGAGCGGCAAGACCACGACTGCAGCAGGATACCTGCTTTGGTATGCTATGTTTAACAACGATGTAACGGTCCTAATCGCAGCTAACAAGTTCCGTGCTGCTAACGAAATCATGGATCGCGTTAAGTTTGCCTATGAAGAACTGCCAGATTGGCTGCGAGCTGGAGTAGCTACATATAATGTCCAAGACATAAAGTTTGATAATGGTTCTCGCATTAAAGCCACCACAACTACACCGGACAGCGGACGCGGTATGAGTATCTCACTGCTGTATCTAGACGAGTTTGCATTCGTTAAGCCTAGGATAGCTGAGGAATTTTGGACAGCAATGGCACCAACCCTAGCTACTGGCGGTAAGTGCATAATAACATCTACGCCAAACAGTGACGAAGACAAGTTTGCAGAGATATGGACAGGGGCCAGCAAGACCATAGACGAATATGGCAATGACACAGCAGATGGTCTTGGTATCAATGGATTCCATGCTTTCACAGCGCATTATTCCGAAGTGCCTGGCAGGGACGAGGCGTGGGCTGTCAAAGAATCAGCCAAGATTGGTGCAGATAGATTCCGCAGAGAATATGGATGTGAATTCATAACAGCAGACGAGACTTTGATCAATGCTGTAACCTTATTAAATCTGCAAGGCGTGGAACCTCTGTTCAAGCTAGGACAGACCAGATGGTATGACATGATACAGGCTAACAAGACCTATCTAGTAGCCCTGGATCCCAGTGCCGGTGTTGGGCAGGATTACAGTTGCATACAGGTCTTTAGCTTGCCAGACATGCGACAAGTAGCAGAATGGAGCCATAACAGGACCAGCATACCTCAGCAGGTAAAGACCATGCAGGGTATCATCAATCACATTTGGAACGAAATGAAAAAGCTGCATGACCAGAAGGGTGATCCTGAGATATATTTCACTCTAGAAAACAACAGCTGGGGTGAAGCTGCAGTGGTCAGCATTGATGAGATGGGAGAAGATACCTTTAACGGTATATGGTTGCATGAACCAAAAGTCAAAGGAATTAGTAGATTAAGGCGCGGATTGAATACCAATGTGCGTAGCAAAGCATTGGCATGCATGAAGATGAAAAGCCTAGTTGAAAGCGGTAAGCTCACACTGTTAAGCAAGCAATTAGTAAGGCAGCTCAAGTTTTTCGTGGCCAAAGGTAACGGATTTGCTGGCAAGGTTGGTGAACACGACGATGCTGTAATGGCAGCATTATTGTGTGTGCGCATGATGCAGATGGTCACTCGCTGGGACGAAGACATCGGCAATCTCATGAAGGACGAGTTCTTAGACGACAGCATGGTAGAACCGCTGCCCGTCAGCTTCGGATATTAATGATAAATATTGCATCATGAATCACAACTGGCCCATCATCGGCGATAAGATATTTGGCATACTCAGAGGCAGAGGATACAGCCTCCAGATGTTTGACAAGGGCGGGGCCAAGACCATGGATCCGCACGAAGCTACTAGGTTTTTTTGCACGATCCCTAGCAACGATCCTGCGTTGAAAAACTTTAGCATCTTGGTCAGCTTACACGACGAAGATGCAAACAGCCACATGGATATCAAAACCCCCGACCTCTCCGATGATCGCGATTTCAATACCGTTATAACACTAAAAGACAGCATGCAAACCAACATCGGTGATAAAGAAGGTTTAAGCATCAATTGGTATAAGTTTGACCATGACATAGATATAAGGGATGATGCTGTGAACAACATCAAAGAAAGCCGTGACATCAGCAAGCCATATGGCAGCACCAAGAGCAGCTATCAAAAGATCGGTAACAGCAAGCTGGTAATACGACATACTGATCCGGTTAATGAAGAAAAGAAGGGCAGCCGTTGGCGCCACATAAAGAACATATTCATAGAGACCAAATTGGGTGAACGCTTTAATTACCCGCACTCTCATATAGCAGGTGCACGTGCCATGGCTCGCCATCTTGCCAATGAAGGCCGCTACAATGATCAGGTCAGCAAAGCCATCCTTAAGATGAGCGAGGATTACATCAAGCTCAAGAAAGCCAACAAGCTGATGCGCGGCAAGGATGACGATCTCAGTTTGAAGGTTAAAGGTGCGTTAGAGCAGCTGGCCAAGGAAAGCAAGCGACTGAGCGGCAGCAAAGGCTACGCTACTGGTATAGCTAATCTAGCCAACAAGACCATGTCGGCTCCGGCTGAAAAAGTGATTAATTTGCGCAACAGTCTCGCTGAGACCTGCGGCTGCCAGCAAGACGATGACGGTGCTATAAGCTCGCTTGAAGCTGCAGCAAGGTATCTCATAGCTAACGGATATGAGATATCAAAACCTGAATCTGATCCTGTTGATATAGAAATCCTCCGCTTAGAAGAGCTGGCTGGCATCATCTAAATTCGCCACATATTGACACTTGACAAAGTCTGCGGTATAAATACACTGTCAGTTAGCAATATCACGTTGCTGACTGTCTATAACTCAATTAGGCACATGAAAGCACACATAGGAGGCACATTATCATGGGATTAGACCTTAAAGCTATACAAGCTAAACTACTCGAGCAACAGGCTCGCAAAGACCGCTCCAAGGGCGGCACATTTACCGGAGACAATTCAATCTATCCATTCTGGAACAACCCAGAGGGCTCCACTGCCACTCTGAGGTTTCTCCCGGACGGCGACGACACCAACGACTTCTTCTGGGTGGAACGGCTCATCATCAAGATTCCATTCCCTGGAGTCAAGGGGCAAAATGATGCTCGTCCAGTTGAAGTGCAGGTTCCTTGCATGGACATGTGGAAGCCGGGCAGCTGCCCCATCGCAGCCGAAACACGTCCATGGTGGAAGGATCCTACTTTGGAAGATATGGCTCGCAAGTACTGGCGGAAGAAGAGCTATGTGTTCCAGGGTTTTGTCACGCAGAATCCTAACAAGGATGAT